AATCCAGTAAAGCCATCTGCATATGCTTTAAATGGAAATACCAATGGAAACATATCATAATATGGTAATGAATTTTTTGTTTTTGGATCATAGACAAACATATATAAATTACCAGGCATAACTCTAGTCTTCATCGCAGTAGCATCACCCTTCATTGCTTGTTTAGGTGTGATTTGTTGATTACCTAGTAGTCTAGCTTGTTGCTGAAACCAATTCTTTGATTTCTTTGCAGCATCCGCTAATTGATACTGGTTTTTATTAAATATATCTCTAAGATCTGCCATATTATTATTTATATGCCTAATTCACGTTCTGTTAGTATTTTAAATTCATAACCTCTATCCAAACACCATTGTTCTGCTGCCTTCCATTTGGATTGATTCTTGACAAATGTAAATGCCTCGGTCATAAATTTCTTTGTTTTCCTACCAGGAAATTCTGGTGGCCTTGTTTGTGCATCTGGTTTAATTTCAATGATATATGTTTTCAATGAACCATCTGTTTGTTTTACCTTAATCCTAAAATCAACAAAATATCTATGAAGTTTATTATCAGTTTGACAACGATAGGGTATAATTGTTTCTTCCGATGACCACTTTACCACAGCAGGATTTCGATCGCACCATAGTGCAAATCGTGTTTCCCAGCTTGATCTCATAACAATATTTGTTGGATCTCCCTCATATTTCTCGGGAAAAATAGGTTTATATCTTCTTTTATGATACATTCATATATTTATTATAAATAATAAAAACAATATTTGGAAATATTTATGGCCGAAGATTACACACCTTCACATCTTAGATCATCAGATACCAGAAAAACTGGTAATTATTCTGATTATGCACAAGACCCTAAATCTTTATATAAGACACGAGGTGGTGCAAGAACATTTGATTCTAACAAATATAGTACAGAACAACATATGTATCCGGACGATTTATTTAGCGATCGTGGTGAATATGGTGGCAATTATGCAATATTCTATATTAATGTATCACAAGATTCAAAATTAATTAAAAATAATATGGTTGAAACTGTTGAAGATAGCACACCAAGAGATAGAGGTGAATTAATTGCTAAAGTAAATAGAGATGGTAATGGTGAGGCAATGGCGATAGGTGGTGTTGCCGGTACAATAGGATTTGCAGGTATTGCTTCAGGGTTTGCAGGAGGAACTTTGGCAACAGCTGGAACTACATTAGCAGTTGGTGCAGGTGCAAGCGCTGTTGCAACAACGGTGGGTGATTTTAAAGCATCACAAAAAAGATTAAAAACGGCAATTGCTCTTCATATGCCAAATAATATGTCAATAAGATATGGTGTTAATTATGAAGAAGCAGAAACAATGATGGGACAACTTGTTGGTTCAGCATTAGGTGGATCCGTATCATTTGCAAAAGCAATTCAAGAAAAAGGTTTAGATGATGTTAAGACAAATCTTACAGAAGATATTGCACCAGGAGTTACTGCGGCAGTTTTAGGTAATTTACCGGGTTCAAATATTGCGCAAAAATTAACCGGTCTTGCTCCTAATCCTAAAAAGGAACAAATATTTAGAAATGTAGAAGTTAGAACTTTCCAAATTGATTATCAATTTTTCCCTCGTGATGAAAAAGAAGCAGAGAATGTAAGAAATATCATTAAACAATTTAAGTTACACATGCATCCAGAATATAAAGATACAAATGCATTCCTTTATATCTATCCATCTGAATTTGATATCTATTACTATAATAATACACAAGAAAATATGAATATACATAGGCATACATCATGTGTACTTACAGAACTTACAGTGAATTACACACCGCAAGGTAGATTTAATTCATTTGAAGGTGGTATGCCATCACAGGTAAATATGTTTCTTACATTTAGAGAACTTGTACCACTTACTAAAGAACGAATTGAGGATGGTCTATAATGTATTTTAAAGAATTTCCAAATTTTTTATATGATTTTAAAATTAAAGATAAAACAAAAGCACTTATTGTTAAAGATATTTCTCAGAATGTAAGAATTCGAACTGAAATTCTTGCAAATGTAACAATGTATGATGAATATGATATTCGTGATGGTGATACTCCAGAAATTATCTCTGAAAAAATTTATGGTTCACCTCTATATCATTGGGTTGTTATGTTATGTAATCATAAATTTAATTATATAGATGATTTTCCATTACCAACATATGAATTAGAGCAACATGTTACAACAAAATATGGTGCAGGTCATGAATATGATACACATCATTATGTTGACACAAATGGTTATCAAGTTGATTCAACCCAAGGTACATCTGTTTCAAATTATCAATATGAAATGGATGAAAATGAGAAAAAAAGAAGAATTAAACTCATTTCACCAACCTTATTACAAAGAATACTTAAAAACTTTAAAGATAGTATATAATGGCAGTAGATGAACAAATAAAATTTGCTGGTGATATAAGCATTGACCAGATACAAGTAGTTTCTACTAGTGGATTCTCACAAAATATCACTAATCAAGTTATTGCTCTTGAAATATATGAAGATATGTTTTCTCCATTTATATCAGGAGTTTTAGCAGTACGTGAATCATTAGATTATATTAACCTAATGCCATTAATTGGTGAAGAATTTATTAATGTTAAATTACATACACCAACCTTTACTGGTAAAGATAAAATTATTGACGATCAATTTGCAATCTATAAAATTACAAATAGAGCACAGACCGGTGATCGCAATATGGTTTATGAAATTCATTTTATTGCAAGGGAAGCAATAGTTGATTTAAATAAAAAAATTAGTAAAGCTTATGAAGGAAAGGTAAGTGATATTGCTGAAGAAATTTTAAAGGATAAAATTAATGGACTTGAAACAACAAAATCAGTAAATATTGAACCTACTCCAAATGGTACCAAATATATTTCAAATTTCTGGTCACCAATTCAAAATTTAAATTATCTGGCAGAAAATGCAAAAAATCAAAATGGATTACCAACATATATTTTCTTTGAAAATAGATTTGGTTTTAATTTTGGTTCATTATCAACATTAAATAAATTTGGAATAAGACAAGAATTTGTATATGATGGTTATAGAAGAGATATATTAAAAGATGGTAAATCAAAAAGAAATGTTGAAGAGGAATATAAAAGAATTATAGAAATAGAAGTGCCTGTTTTATATGATTATATGAAACGTGTTATGAATGGTATGTATGCATCAAAACAAATTGATCATGATATTGTAACTAAGAAATATAAAGTATTTACATATGATATGTTAAGTGATTGGAATGAAGAACATCACTTAAATGAATTCCCTGTAACATCATCCAGATCAGTTAGAAGACCATCTCAATTTTTAATGCACGGTACTGGATACTGGGGGAATTTTAATGGTTATAAAGATGTTACAAATAATAGTTCTTCTCAGAAACGTGTATCATTAATAGAACAAGCACAGATGAATAAGGTAATTATTACAGTACCAGGTAGGACTGATTATACGGTTGGTGATAAAATAAATTTACAATTAAATAAATTAAATCCAATTCATACTGATGAAATGGAATCAGATGATATAGATAAATTTTTCTCAGGTAACTATTTAATAAGTTCAATTAATCATGTCATTGATAGAGAAAGACATGAATGTGTTATGGAAATTATAAAAGATTCCTATATGCTGGATCCTGAAAGAGGTGGTAGATAATGATACTTTATACAGGTGTAGTTGAAAATAGACAAGATCCTCTTAAGTTAGGTCGGTGTCAAGTACGTGTTGTGGGTTTACACACACATGATAAAACACAACTAAAAACAGAAGATTTGCCTTGGGCATATCCTATCCAACCTGTAACATCCGCAGGTATTTCAGGCATTGGACATTCACCATTAGGACCGGTTGAAGGTTCTTGGGTTATTGTCATGTTCAGAGATATGGATAACCAACAACCTATTATGTTAGGTTCAATTGGTGGTATACCACAAAAAGATGGACCAATTGACCAAGATGATAATGAAATGATTTTAAAGGAAGATGGATATCTTCCTGGAACCAATGAACAAACATTTACTGATAATGCCGGTAATGTTGTTGCAAATGAATCAGGCACTATCAGTGAAGAGTCAACTGGATTAGCAGCATCAAGAACATATAGTGCATCATCAACTGCCACAACAACTCTTATGGAACAGGCAGGTGAATATAATACTGACCAATTAGCAACAGTTGAAACATATATTAAGGAAAATGTAAATGTAGATCTTACACAAGGTATGTATGATTCGCTTGTTGTATTTGGTTACCAAAATGGCACAGATACACTTGGTAGTTCTACCATGTTAAAAGATCTAAATAATAATGATTATCTTGGTGCCGCGACTGGTTTTGCAGAACATGCTCAGGTCAATGGTGAAATAGATCAGACCGAACTTAAA